TTAATATACTCCCAGGCTCTAGCTCAACTCTTTAATCATCTTGAAGGATTCAAAGGATCTAATACCTGCAACATTATCTCCATATTGATGATTAAGAATCTCTCCCGCACCCTTGGTTTCGTTTATCATCTGTATATACTTAACTAAACCTTGATTTGTGACATCCAGGGAATATTTGTCGTATTTCAGGACAAATTTGACTAAATCTTTGAAAAGAGGATGATACTTACAATTTTCCAGGATACAAATGGTCCTGATGGAATAATAGTCTTTTCCAGTTATTCCAAAATCCTCAAATGTCGACCATCTTTCTTGATATATAATCCTATTTAGAGCTCGATAAACTGGATATATACCACAAATGTTACCTAAGCTGTCTCTATAATCTACATGATATAAATTTTGTAGATATATGGAGAAATTGTCTGACAGATAGGTCTTATCTCTACTTACAAGTAAACCTGAATCTTCAAATTTTGATATTAAATCATTAATTTTATGATTAGGAACTGAGTAAACTCCATCATCACCTTGAACTTGTAGACAATCATCATTAATACAATCCAAAGTTTTACTTATATTTACTTGAACAATTGAGTCAACTTCATTTGTAAAAGTTGATCCAGAAGGTACTCCGTGTTGACCAGAATATAGACCATCAGGAGTTAGAATACCAATGGTATTAAATCTATGCTTGATGTAATCTAAATTATGATGACTGTCAACTTGGAATAAACTTTTAATGTAGTTAAAAGCCGTCTCCTGAAGTTGAGATTTCACCGATGAGTCATAAGAAGTGAAATCTATAGATAGTAATTTATCTTTACTCATAACTGTTTTATTAATAAGTTCAGTCATGCGTCTGCTAACCTCATCAGGTGATATTAAAGCAGATCGATACTTAAGTGCTTTCTGATACTTCAAAAGAGGGAAGTAAAACATGGATTCATTAAGGGTATCAGCCATAGGATAGCCCCAAACATTCCTAGTTTTGCCTTGCTCTTGAGTCCTTGTAAATAATACACAAGGATCTTGTCTTTTAACCAAGATATCGAACTTATTTAACACTCTTTCCTTAACTAGCCCTTTCTTGATATAGTAGGGGAGACCACTATTGGTACTATTCTTAAGAAGTTTTAAAGCGGATTCAATGGAAGATGGCCGTAAACGTTGAACGTTGAAAGATCTACTTACACCATTGATAGTATCGACATTATTAGTTTCAAAGCTACTAATAAGACTAGATTTCCTTTCTGACCAAGACTTAGCAATGGATCTGGGTCCAAACTTTGCTTTATTTCTAAGTTCTAGGTCGAGTAATACACTATTCATTAAATTAGTTTTGGAATTAAACAACTCATTAAATTCCGAGAGTAGATCTTCTGGATTATTCTCATTTGCAAGAGGAGAAGTTAATACATCACTACTACCAATCCTAATTCTCTCCATATTTTGGGAAAGCTTATCCTTAACATTATAATCTAAATCACAGACATTTAAATAATCTGTAAAGGAAAGGTCTGCTTTAATTATAGATGAATCGTATTCACTCATTATTTACCTCCTTTTAAACGTTGTAGTGTCCAAACCTTTCTTAATAGTGTCTAAAGACATTAGCCATTCTAATGAAGAGAGACAACTTTCAGTTATAGTATTAGCACTAACTCCTTTTAAACGATCAGCTCCATATAAATGAGGAGAGTCCATAGAGGTAGCAGCTTCATTAGTAACTAAAGTATCCTGTCTGCTTCGATTAGTAAAATTATACTTATGCGAAGCATAGAATTGTTTAGTACCACCACTAGTGATTTGGTAATAAGAGTATCT